GCTAACCTTAATTGCCCCAATTCCCCACCATGCTATAATTGCCCTATATCAAATTAGGGCTTTTTTATGCAATCTCCCGAACTTTTTGCAGCATTAACAAACCGAAGTATATTAGACCAGCGCTTTGCTTCATCTCTAAACAAGCAAACAACCGAAGCACTCCAAGAGCTTGCTAAATGGTTGCGTGAGCGAATTAATAGAGAGGGCGCTACCATTGCATCTAGAAAGCGATACCAAAAGCTTTTAGATGATGTTGAAGCAAAGACGGCGCAAGTGTATGAAGATATCACAGCGCTTTACTACGAGCAGCTTAAGGCGCTATCCGCTGATGAAGCTGAATTTATCACGCAAGCCATTCAAACTTCTGTGGTAGCTGATGTAATTGTAGAATCACCATCAAATCGAAAGCTATGGGCCGCAGTAACTAAAAACCCGCTAGCCATTGGCGGCAATAATTCATTCGTTGACTTTGACGAAATGATAGAGAAGTTAGGCGATAACAGTCGCAAGGTGGCAAGCATTATATCTGGCGGATTCTCTCAAGGTTTAACGCTTCAAGAGATGACTCAAACCATCATCGGCACTAGAGCGCAAAGATACACTGATGGAATTATTGACGCTTCCAGACGAGAGGCAGAGTCAATTGTTAGAACAGCGGTAACTCACATCGCTTCAACTTCACGCGATGAAATATTCAGGCAGAATGACGACATCATATGGGGTTATACAATCCTAGCTACTTTAGATACTCGCACTAGCGAAACGTGTCGATATTTTGACGGTAAAACATTTAGATACTCTGATAGCTACAATCCTAAACCAGCCTTTCATTATCGCTGTAGGTCACAAATCACAGCAGAGTTTTACAACGACAAACTAAACCGCACAGGCTCGACTCGTTCAGCTAACTTCGAAGATGAAAAGGGCCAAGTTGACGCAACCAAGCAATATTATGACGTGCTGAAAAGACAACCTGCTTACGTGCAAGATGAAGTCCTTGGTAAATCGCGCGGCTTGATATTCCGTAACGCAGGATTAAGCGCGCAAGAGTTTAGAGATGCTTTAGCCAATCGCATGGGTGAGCCTTTAACACTCGCAGAAATGGCGCAGAAGAATAAGAAAATACTTGAGTACATGAATAAGAATGAATTTTTAAAAGGTTATATCTGACGATAGTTTGACGCTTATAACCTTTAGTTATATCATTATAACAATTATTAACCAGTAGCAGGGCTACAACCATTTTAATCAGGAGATTATTAAATGGCAGAGTACACAGAAGAGCAATTGAAAGAATTGCTAGCTAAACAAGAGCAAGAGCTAACAGCTAAGTTTGAAGCTGAAACCGCGGGCTTAAAAGCCAATAAAGATGCACTCCTAGCTGAAAAGAAAAAGCTAGAAGAAGAAACGCAGGCCAAATTATTGGAAAAAGAGCAAGCGGCAATTGAAGCAGCAAAAGAGGCTGGAGACGTTAAAAAAGCTTTAGAGCTTGAGCAAGCTAAATACGAGCGTGAACGCAAAGAGTTATCTGAGCAACTAAGCGCACGTAACGAAATGATTCTTTCATCTAAAAAGCAAGCTTCTGTTCAAAGCATTGTTTCTAACTTTGCTAAAAACGACAAGCTCAGTCAGTTAACAGCGAGTCAATTAGTTGATTATGGCTTTGGTGAAGACGGCAACGTAGTCGCAAGCTATAAAGACTTAGATGGCAAGCATATAGCTGATAACCATGATGATTGGTTAAAATGGGCTAAGTCTGACCCTGATATGCAAAATCATTTGGCAGGGTCAAAAGCTAGTGGTACTGACTATAGCGCGATCAAACCATCGCAAAATAGTCATAATAAAGATAATTATTCCAAGATGAGCAGTGAAGAAAAGCTAGCTTACTTGGATAGCGTACAATTAAAGTAAATTTAGGAGTCCATTATGGCACTAGGCGATTTTCAACTGTTTAATGATTACGCATACCGCGCATTTGCAGTTACACTACAGCAAAACATTCAGTTATTTAATCAAGCAACACGCGGAGCTATTACGCTCGATACAATGGCGGTAGCTGGTGATAAGCACCAAAAAGCAGCTTTTGAGAATCTTAGCTCTCTTGTTGGTAATCGTGATCCAGAGTCAACAGCGGCAGCAACGGAACACGCGCTAAAAGAGTTGTTAAAAATTGACATTAAAGTAGGTTGGGGTACGCCTAATATTACTTACACCAATACTTCTTTCGACTGGACTAACCGCGACCCTCGCGAAGCTGGCCGTTTATTTGGTGAAGATATTGCGGCTGGTGCTATGCAGTACATGCTTAACTCACTGCTTTACTCTGCTGTTGCATCAATGGATGACGCAGACGTTAACTATGACGGCACTGCTGGTGTTGCATCAATTGCAAGCCTAGTTCAAGGTGCTGGCAAGTTTGGTGATCGTCAATCAGCAATCGTATGTTGGGTTATGCACTCTAAGTCACAAACCGACATCTGGGCTGGCGCTGTTGCTAACTCTAATGACTTGTTTGACTTTGGTAACATTCGAGTTGTTACTGATGGTCACGGTCGCCCGTTAGTTATGACTGACTCTGATGCGCTTCACTTTGATAACGCTGGCACTGAAAACTACATCCAGCTAGGTTTGGTTTCTGGTGCTTTATCTGCCCAAGATCAAGGTGATATGCGCTCATATAACGTAACTGATTTGGACGAAGAAAATGCTCGCCAACTGTTAAAGGCTGAAGGTTCATTTATGATTGGCGTTAAAGGTTACACTTTCAGCAACTCAGTTGTTAAGCCTGGCGACGCAGACTTGGCGAATGCGGCAAACTGGGCGCGTGTTACTAACTTAGGCCACAAAGACACAGCTGGCGTTGTTGTAACTACTTTATAAGGGGTAAATCATGGCAGAAGCAAAGAAAAAATCATTTGCAAAAACCGACATTGTGTTAACTGCTACTGGCGAGCGAAAAAATCGCAAGGTTGAGTGCAAGCTTACACCTGTATCATTCAACACAGTCAATCTAGCAGGCCTAACCGTAACTGGTGAAGCTTACTATGTTGATAAAGCTGTCGCGCTTGGTGCTAAGAAAGGCTAGCGCTAGAAAGCTGTAAATTTACTAAGCCTCACCTTTGAGTGGGGCTTTTTTATGCGAGGAAATTATGAGGAACGATTTACTTAAACAAATTGTAGTTGCGGCTGGGGGCACTGTTACAGACCCAAGCAATAGAAATAAACTTTTAAAAGATTGGCTTACAGCTTTAGGAGGTTAGCATGGTTGGTAAAACAAGAAATAAGCTATTAGAAGATATATTGACAGCAACGCAGAATATTAGCGGCGCTTATGATGGTAGAGTTGTTGTAAAGCAAGCGTCAGACCTTGCAGGAACACTTGATAGCACCAAAGAGTACTTCATTGATGGTGTGGTTGATATGGGGTCTCAGTCGATTGAAGTGCCTGCTGGTGGCCTTTATTTGTCTGGCTACAACTTCGACACATCCAAACTAATATCTAGCGCAACAGGTTATACAATGTTCACCTCGCCCGTTGGTGGTAGTGGCAATGTGATTGGCAAGGATTACGCGATAGAGGTCACAGGAGCAACATCTAAAGTATATGATTTGACTAGCGCAACTGGTTTTGACGCTTTTGAGTTTAGTAGAGTTAACTACAATAACTGTGAATCTCTTGGCGAAATAAACGGGTATAGACAAGGTTTTGAAAGTGGAACGGGTAGATTTGGCGGGAAACCAGAGCTTACACTTTCTGGCACTTGGGTTGGCGGGTATTTTATCGACGCATCAATAGTTAGAAGTCTTGCTGATGGCGCTTACTCTCTATTTAAAGCCGGAACTGGTTTTAGCATGGCTTCACGCTTTAGAACCAATATGAATTTGGACTTGCCAGCTAGCGCTTCATTCTTTGACTTTGCTCCCGCTAACTTTCCAAACCCATCAACAGTACAAGTGGATGGCGCGATAGTTACCAGGCAGGGCGTGCAAGATGCAACCGACGCAAACTACACACCAAATATAACAGCAGGTAACTTAGCTTGCTCTTGGTCTAGCAATATCGGAATGCCCAATACTTTTGAGGGTGGTGCGATTGGTATTGCGGCAGAGGTTGCAACAACAATTAATACGGCTGGTACTTTTGAAGATGTTAATGCTGTGGCGTGGAATGTTACTGACTTGCAGCACTTTGATAACCCTGCGGGAGGCCAGCTCAGACATATAGGCATAAACCCAAGGGAGTATAAAGTTGTAGCCTCAATGTCTGCATCATCAACAGCAAACAACGTCCTAACTCTCAGAGTGTTAAAGTGGGACAACTCAGCATCAACATTTGTAACTGTTTTAGATCAAGTTAGACCAGTTAACAATTTCACGGGTGCAAGGGATGTTGCTTTTTTCGACGTGAACATAAACACAACTCTAGATCAAAATGACTACATAAAGTTGCAGGTGACAAATAACACAGCCGCTAATAGCGTTACTTTTGAGGCTGATGGGTATTATCTAGTGGAGGAAAGATAACAAAAAAGCCCCATTATTCGGGGCTTTCTTCATTTGCTTGATGGTCTATTTGATTGTCTATCACACCTATACCACAAATAAAAAGAATGATAAGAGTGGCTGCGGCTGATAAAAACGGCACAAGGCCATAAGGTTTAGTTATTTCATACGCTTTAAACATCATCCAAAGAAAGCAGCAAATTAACGCTAAAGACTGTAAAAGTATTTTAATCTTCATAGCTGATCTCCTTGGCCTCACCCTGAAAGTTAATTAACCTTTGAATGTTTTCACAATCAAACGACTCATGCACAACCATTGAGCTAATCGAATCAATTTCAATGCCGTGCACTTTTCTTATTTCAGAAAGTGCATCATTAATTATTTCATTTATGCTTTTCATTTTATTGCTCCATT